ATTATCACAGGTTGGAACTGTGAACTGTTTGACGTTGCGTATCTTATCTCTCGGATAGATCGTCTGTTCTGCACCGAAGAAGATACAACCATGCGCAAGAAGTTCTCGCCATGGGGTCTGGTTCGTCGTAAGAATTTGACAATCATGGGTCGCGAACATATCTCATATGATATTACTGGCGTTGCAGTTATAGATTATCTCGATCTCTATAAGAAATTTACGTATACTCGACAAGAGAGTTACAAGTTGGATCATATTGCCAAGGAAGAACTTGGTAGGAAAAAACTTGAACATCCGTATGAAACATTCCGCGAGTTCTACACCAAAGACTGGACACGGTTCGTCGAATATAACATCATCGACGTTGAGATCGTCGACGAACTTGAGCGCAAGATGAAACTGATTGAACTTGTGCTCACTATGGCATACGATGCTAAGTGTAATTATACGGATGTGTTCTCACAGGTTCGCACTTGGGATTGTATTATCTACAATCACTTGCATGATCAAAATATCCAGATTCCCCAGAAGAAAGAAAACAGGGGCAGGACTATTGAAGGTGCGTATGTGCAAGAACCAAAACCAGGAAGGTATGACTGGGTTGTTTCTTTTGATGCTACATCGCTGTATCCATCGATCATCATGCAGTATAACCAATCGCCAGAAACTTTCGTTCAGGGTGTAGTAAAAGACACAACGGTGAAAGGATTGCTCAAGCATAGTTATGACCTCGAGAATCTCAAACAAGATGATGTTTGTATGACTGCCAATGGTTATTGCTATACTCGCAAGAAGATGGGAATGTTTCCTGAGATTGTTCAGAAGTTCTTTGATGACCGACAACGTTACAAGAAACTTATGATCATTGCTCAGAAAGAATATGAGGAAACTAAAAATCCCAAACTAAAGAACGACATCTCGAAGTATAATAACTTTCAGATGGCAAGAAAGATTCAGTTGAACTCGCTGTTCGGTGCGTTGGCGAATGAATATTTCCGATACTATGATGCTCGTATTGCCGAGGGTATCACTACGACTGGTCAGTATATTATTCAGGAAGTAGGTAAGGCACTTGACGTCTATCTCAACAAAGTCGTAGGAACAAATGGACACAACTACTCTTTCTACAGTGATACTGATTCTTGTTATATTTCCTTGGACCCTCTTGTTCGTAAGTTCTATGGTAATCTATCACGTGATAAACTCATTGATGTTCTCGATAAAATCTGCGAAGAGAAAATCACAGAGGCAATCAACAAGAGTTGCGATGGACTTGCGGACTACACGAATGCATTTCAAAAGAAAATTGTATTCAAACGTGAGGCAATCGCAGAACGTGGTCTCTGGGTTGCAAAGAAAAGGTATGCACTCAACGTCTACGATAATGAAGGTGTCCGATACAAAGACCCGAAACTTAAAGTCATGGGTCTTGAGATTGTTCGTTCCTCGACTCCAGCACCTGTTCGCGAAAGTCTCAAGGAAGCAGTAAGACTATCATTGACTGCAGATGAAGCAACTCTACAGAAATTTATTGAGCACACTCGTGGGTTGTTCAATAAAATGGAACCTGAAGATATTGCTTTCCCGCGAAGTGTCAATGGACTTGCTAAGTATACATCAAGAGCAGACATATACGGCAAAGGAACACCGATGCATGTTCGCGGTGCTTTGATGTATAATCACCTGCTTGAGAAGCACAATCTTAGTATGAAGTATGAAGCAATTCAAGAGGGTGAGAAGATTAAGTTCCTATACTTGAAGGAACCAAATACTATTCGCGAAAATTGTATTGGTTTTATTGGTAAAATACCAAAAGAGCTTGACATACATAGGTATGTAGATTATAATACAATGTTCAATAAGAGTTTTCTTGAACCATTAAAACAAATTGTAGAAGGCATTGGTTGGAATACAGAACCAGTTGCCACGTTAGAGGATATGTTTACATGAATGCACTAATAGATAAAATTAAAAAGAACAGCACCATTAAGGAGACTAATGTTCTCTCTAAGAGTAAGTTGTTCAGCACCAAGGATCTGATCCAGACATCAGTTCCTGCGTTGAATGTTGCCTTGTCTGGTAAACTGGATGGTGGATTGACTCCAGGATTGACTGTTTTTGCTGGTCCATCGAAGCACTTCAAGACAGCGTTTGCTATGATGCTAGTTAAGAGTTTCCAAACAAAGTATCCTGATGGCGTCATCCTGTTCTATGACTCTGAGTTTGGTGCGCCACAATCATACTTCGAGAACTTTGGTATTAATACTGACATGGTTATTCACACACCAATCACTGACATTGAACAGTTGAAGCATGATGTGATGCAGCAGATTAATCAGTTCGAACGTGCCGATAATGTTATGATTGTTGTTGACTCTGTTGGTAACTTGGCATCTAAGAAGGAAGTCGACGATGCTCTCGACGGTAAGTCGGTTGCAGATATGACTCGCGCCAAGCAGATGAAGTCGCTGTTCCGTATGATCACTCCACATCTTACCATTAAGGACATTCCTATGGTAGTTGTCAATCATACTTACATGGAAATTGGTATGTTCCCGAAGGCGATTGTGTCAGGTGGAACTGGTATCTATTACTCTGCTGATAACATCTTTATTATTGGTCGCCAACAAGAGAAGCAAGGCACCGAGGTGGTTGGTTACAACTTTATCATCAACGTCGAGAAGTCTCGTTACGTTCGTGAGAAATCTAAGATTCCGATTGAAGTTACCTTTGAAGGTGGTATTAGTAAGTGGTCTGGTCTACTAGACATTGCACTGGAATCTGGACACGTTACTAAACCTTCTAATGGTTGGTATCAAAAGACTGGTGAAGAAAAGAAGTATCGTCTGAATGATACTTACACTAAGGAATTCTGGATGCCTGTTCTGACCGACCCAACGTTCGGCGAGTGGATTGAAAATCGTTATCGCATGGGCAATGGACAAATGATGGAGGGTGACAATGTGGACATTTCTGATGAAGATATTTCAGAAGAATACGAAAATCAAGATATGTGATCAATGCGGGGTCGCTCTGAAAAAGAACGACCCTGCTATTTGCCTTCACGGTATCGAAGAGGGTCTTGAGTATGAGATCTTTGTTTGTGAACCATGTTGTATTAAAATTGCACATGAATATGATGAAATAGAGGATTTAAAAATTGCAGAAGATCGAGACGATTATACTGAGTAAATTGTTTTCTGATGAAGACTATGCTCGCAAGGTAATTCCATTCATAACACCAGAATATTTCCACGATACTTCCGAGCGCAAGATTTTTAATTATGCTAGAGATTTTATCGAGAAGTATAATTCACTGCCGACAGTCGAAGCAATTGAAATCGCAGTGCAGAATGACCGTGGTATAAACGAAAATGAATTTAAAAGTATCAATGAGAAACTGACACATCTTGATGATTCTCTTGATGTGAATGAGAAGTGGTTGCTCGAAGAAACTGAAAAGTTCTGTAAGGATAAGGCAGTTTACAATGCAATCATGAAATCTATTCAGATTATCGATGGTGATGATAAACAACATACACAAGATGGTATTCCGTCCATCCTCCAAGATGCATTGAGTGTTTGTTTTGACAACAACGTCGGACATGATTACCTCGACAATTCTGAATCACGATATGACTTCTATCACCGTGTTGAAAACAAGTTGCCGTTTGATCTTGACATGTTCAACAAGATTACCAATGGCGGTCTGCCGAATAAGACTTTGAATATTGCGCTTGCTGGCACTGGTGTTGGTAAGTCATTGTTCATGTGTCACATGGCAGCAGGTGCTTTGGGTCAAGGTAAGAACGTTCTCTATATCACCATGGAAATGGCAGAAGAACGTATCGCTGAACGCATTGATGCGAACTTGATGAACGTAAACATTCAGGATCTCAAGGATCTCTCAAAGTCCATGTTTGATAATCGTATCGATAAGATTAAGAAAAAGACTGAAGGTAAACTGATCATCAAGGAGTATCCTACTGCTAGTGCGCATGTCGGTCACTTTAAAGCATTGCTAAACGAACTACAATTGAAGCGCAACTTTAATCCTGATATTATCTTCGTCGATTATCTTAACATCTGTGCATCCAGTCGATTCAAAGCAGGTGCTGGTGTCAACTCTTATACATATGTCAAGGCGATTGCTGAAGAACTTCGTGGGTTCGCAGTTGAGTTTGATTTACCTGTTGTTTCTGCCACTCAAACTACTCGTGGT